AACATATACTTTACCATATTCTTATAAGGAATCTGATAAAGTGAAGATTTGTCTTCATGGTCTCCAGGAAGAAAACCAATCTCTCTGGTTGCAACTAGTGATCGTACAATGTAGAGTTTGTCATATGGAGTTGTGGAATCTAGAACATCACGCAATGCGAGATACATTGTGATGAATGTTTTACCTGTTCCAGCAGCACCATAGGCAAAGATGTTTTGTCCCTTTTCATAAGCATCAAAAAGAACTTTTTGATTGTCTGTAAGAGGTTCAATGTCAATTAGAAAATCGTCATTGATTGGCTTCTTACGACGAAGCTGTTTGGCACTCATGCCGATGCCAACTTGAGAGATTTGTTTTTTTCTTGCCATGTAATTTACTTATAGGGTTTTACTACAGAACCAGGAATTTTTGAAACACGATGAAGAACTTCATTCCATCCACCATCGGTTTTATTTTGGAAGTCACCAACGCCACTAACGGCGCTTGCAGTTCCAGCAGACCAGTCTTTATCCCAGTCTGGATTTTCTTTTCTCCATTTATCATACTCTACCATAGACATGTAGAGTTCTTGTTTTTCTCCAGTTACTTTATTAAACACAGGATATGTTGGCATAAAACCTCCTATTCAATTAAAATTGCTGATTGATCGTTACATGTCCAATCAAGTGCTTCAGCAATTGTTGGAAACTTACTGACAAATACACAGCGACATTGCTCTGCAATCATCATATGTTCTTTTTGTGTGCCATGTGCAGATCTAAGATTGATATAATGAATCCAAGATCTAGCACTGCCTGTCATATAAATTTTGGTTGGAGTTGCAATTGGAAGTACAAATCTAGCACATTCCTTTGCCACACCATTCTCAAGAAGTTTATTATAAAGATCTTGAGATTCTTTAAAGTGCATCTCAATCATTCCCTCCATGTGTGCTTTGTCACGAGGATCCAAATCATCAATTGAATTCTGACGATTTTTTGTATCTTGACGGCGCAGATCTGGAATTTCAATTTGGTCAGCAAGCAGATTAGTATCTGCATAACGCTGCGAAAATTCTTGGAATGTAAAACTTCTATGACGTAAAATTTGAGCAGCAATTCCTCTAGTCGTATTAATTTCTAGAGTCATGTAAGCTTGCTCAAAGATACTCCAATGCTCATGCTTGATGCAATATTTGAGAAGTCCTGCTGCAGTATCAAAGTTAAGTTGATTATTTGGATTACTGACTCTAGCAATATATGAAATTACTTCTTGTGCATTTTTATTGATCAATTCACCAGCACCTTGCGTGATGGCAATCAATTTTACATTATTCATAGAAATGAAAATAGACTACAGTATTATACAGTATTGTTTTGAGAAAGTCAAGTTATTTTTTGGGTGGCTTTGAAACTCCAGTTCCAGTGATGCCAAGTTGCTGTCTATATCTTAAAGTATTTTGCATTGCTTGCTGACGTTCTCTGTTGGCAGCAGCAATATCTCTTTCTCTTTGACCACCAATTCCCGTAGTTCTTGATAACTGTCTGAGTGCATAAGCACCAATTCCACTCTTATCAACAGTATCTCTAGAAGCTACAGAAGCTCTTGCAAGATATGTTGCTTTACCACCACGGTATGCCAGATCTCCTACTCTACCACCAGGGAGAATCTGTGTTTTGGGAAGTTGTACCGTCTTTCCACCAGTGGTAACTGTGTTGGCTTTTTGATTGAAAGTAGTTGGTCTTCCAGTTCCTACAATCCCAGATCCTTTAGTAGCACCATAAACATTTGCTTTTGATGCTTGCTGTCTGGAAGATTGAGTAGCTGCTTGAACACGTTGATTACTTATTCTATCAGACTGCTTTGCACGAGCAGCATCAACTTGCTTCATTCTTTCTTTTCCACCAAACGGATCTTCTAATTTTTTAATCACACTTGATGTTGCAGATTGTCCTGCCGTGTATCCAATTGCACCAGCAACAAGACTTCCAGGAATATTAATCCAAGGATTTTTAGGAAGAATTTTAGATGCAGCAGTTGATGCTGCGGTCATACCTGCAAGTCCACCACCAGCTTCGGCAGATGCTTTTGGAAGAGCTGTTGCTAATGGTTCTCCCTTCGCTTGCCTTTCCTTTGTGCCTGCGTAAATATCATACCCAGTAGCACCCACAGTTAGAGCACCCATTGCTCCTCGACCTAACCTTGATGCAACTCCTGGTTTATTATTTGGAGTTGGAGTCTCTGGTGCTTTTGGTGGTTGGGGTGGTGGGGTAGTTCCGCCGCCACCAGCAGCCCAACCAGGGGGCTTTCCAGTAGACTGGAAAGTTTTCATGAATTCTTTAGCAGCCTTGTTTAATTCATCATCATTATAAAATTTTCCTCCAGGTTTTGTAGCTGAAGGATTTTTATTTAACCAGTCAGTCCATGCTTTTTGAGCAGGTTCTACAGCTTCTGATATAAATTGACTATAAGACTTCATGAACCTATTACTTTTTTCTTTATTTATCTACCACGCTTCTTAGGTTGTTCTGGTTTAGTTGCACCGTATAATTTTGGATTAACTGTACCATCTGTCCACTTCATAGATTTCAATGCTCCTGCTCCAAACTTATCATAGTAAGCATCAAAAATTTTTACTTTAGCAGAGCATTGAACAATATCATATAAAGTAACACCATTTACTTCATAAGTTACTAAGTAAGAATCTAAAGGAAGTTGTTTAGATTCTGCAAGAAGTTTATCACATTTCTCATGTAAGATTTTTACACCAGTTTTTTTGATATCTTCTTTTTCCTGTTTTGTCCAAACAGTATCGATACTACGATCTATTTCCCCATTGAATTGTGGGATAGGCTTCTTTGACGACATTGTGAGTGATTCGATATTTTTTTCCAAGATTTTTATCCTTTACTAAGCATACAATTTCAGCCTCATCTTGATGCAAAGCCTCGATCAATTGAATGAAGAGAACTTCTTTTTTTGATTGCGACATTTCATAGTCCCCACCCTCAATAAAGTGGTAGAACTTTCTATATTCATTTTGAATTCTTGTATGTTCTGTTCCAGCTGGAGCATCATTAGGCGTATATGGAACTTCACCTTCAGGTAAACAACTTTTAAGTGAAGGATCAAAATTCCAAATTAAAAGAGATTTCAATGCTGGACTTTCATACTGCTGCAAGATAGCAGATTTTTCTTCTTTTGTTTTTGCGTTAGATACTTTTTGTAGAATTTCCGACATCAACGGATTATTAGGTAATTTCATTTCAACTCCTTAAATTAATTACTCATCTTCATCTTCATCATATTCTTCCATTGCATCAAATCTAAATGCAATTACTTCGTCTGGGATCAACGTACCATTTTCATCAAACATTTCTGGATGGATTCGCTTTTTCTTAAAATAATCTTTGGCTACCCAACCAACTAATCCACCCACAATCAGAAACATTAATGAAAATAAAACGGTGAATGTTATCGAAAAAGCTAATAATTCCATTTGTGTTCTCCTCTACTTTATGTCCTTTACATCGAAGGATAATTCAAAGTAGATGGTTATTTCTTTTCGGAAGAAAGTCACCATCTTACCAAACTTAATAAAAAAATTTTTGGGTTTGGGTTCTTTCCTCCTTTTACGACGAAGCATCAATTCAACACCTTTATTTATTGTAGTCATATTGACAACATTAAATTTTTACATAACCTTCATTTAAAAGGTGAGCAATTGTATCTGCACAACCACCAAGAAGCTGATCATTTAAAAGAACTTGTGGAAATGTAGAGCCCTCACCAAACTGGTGATAGAATTGCTCTTTAGTAAAATGATCGTTCAGTTTATAAACAACATGACTTAAATTTGCTTGTTCAAGAAACTGCACAATCTTATTGCAATACGGACACCCATCTTTTGAGTATACAGTAAAATTCATTTTCATAATTCTTTTCCCTAACAATTATAGTAAAGATAGTGCTGTTTGTCAATAACCTCTATTAATAACTTGTATCCTAGGCTGTTCAGATTTAAATGCTTCTACGAGATAATTACATGCTTTTAAAGGATTGCAATGATCTCCACATGTAAAAATATCAATGGCTGCATAATTTTTTTCGGGCCATGTATGAATTGATAGATGTGATTCTGATAATAAACAAACTGCAGTAATTCCTTGTGGTGTAAACTCCACAGATATTTCATCCATTAAAGTTGCATTTGATATTGTAATGGCTCTTCTTAAAGATTCCATTATATAATCTTTATCGTTCAACAACTCTGCGTGTGCATTACAAGCTTCAAGAATATAATGTGTTCCAAGATGCTGTTCCAATTTTTTAACGAAATATCTGTGGTATTTAGAATTGAAAAAAGAGGTAAATTTTATTTAAATTTAATTAATTGTTCACCATAACAGATGTACCAATCAATACCTTTACCATCACTATCACCAGACATTTCAATATCTTCTCCATTGTATCTAGCACCAGTAACAATGGTAAAGGCATCTGCAATCTGTTGGATTTCAACTACTAATTTTTTAGGATCAAATTCTTCATCATCAGGAAGACTAAATGTTCCTTGATAGCCACCTTTCTCTACCGAATGATAAAGCATCCAAACTCCAGATGGTGAACAAAGTTCTTCATCATATTCAACAATAGCAGAATCTTGCTCGTCTTCAATGTGAGCACCTTCAAGAATTTCTTGATTAGTATAATACCCAAGACTTTCTACTTCTGCAACAAAAATTGGGTTATCTTCATCATCTGTTTTACAAACTCCCACATATTGATCGGTATAAGCTCCCCAGCCCATACAACCATCTGTAATCGTATCCCAAGTAGGAAGATCAGTATCTTCTCCACTCCAACAATCACTTTTTTCTGCAAGAACATCGTGATCAAAATCA